CATACCAATCCTGCCTGTAAAGTAACTGTTGAAGGATATATCGTTGGATTAAGACTTTTAGGGTTTACTGATATTGGAAATGATACTACAGCACTTGCGGCAGTTCTGGAACGAGGAACATATCCAATATTTCTTGCCAATGCCACTACATTTTCTCTTAAAGTTGCAGAGTCTATAAAAGACTCATTTGCAACCATGTTCGAGTTAAATGCAGTAATATATGTGTTGTATGCTAAAATATCAATTAGTACTGAAAAATTAGACCCCTCAAAATCAAAATCCGTAAAATTAGAATTTGCGCGGAGATATGATTTAATAGAGGTCTTTATTTGATCAAAATCTAAATTAGTAAACTTAGTAAAAGGCATTTTATCTTGTTGCCTCTAATATGAAAGAAAATTGTTGTGTGGGAATTTCTTGTCCGATAATATCAAAAATAACAGAAACTTCAAATGTATTTGTATCTGGACTTGGATCTACTCGAACTCTCAAATCTTGAACTCTTGGTTCATAGTTAGATACAGCGTTTATTATTTGATCTTGAATAATTGATGCTGTAGCAGCATCAACAAAATCAAATAAACTTGATCTTACATCTGATCCCAATAAAGGATTGAAAAATCTTTCATTGGGTATTGTTTCTACCAAATTTCGAATAGAGCGAATAATCGCTGTTTGATTTTTCAGAACAGGTAAATCCTTAGTCACGGGATGTGGGACAAAGGATAAACTAATATCTTTAAATGATCTAGATATCCTTGTTACTGACATCGGACATAAAATTTCTTTATTTATTTATGTTGATTCCATGAAGATCCATATGATGGTTCTGTGCCATATTCCCAATCATCATAGTCTTCATCATTGCGAATTTGTTGATGCAATTCAGATTGTTCTTTTAAATGGTGTTTTTTACCAATATCATCATGCATAATCTCTTGAATAACTTTTTTTTCTTGAAGATTTGAGTAATCTGTTATGAGTTTATTTGTACCCCACATTTGGTACATGTAGTCTTGGTCTCTATCAACTGGTAAATTGGACATTTTAGCTCCTGTTTTAACTGAATAAAACAGAACTTTTATAAAGGAGGTTGCTATCTCCTTATTTCTATTTAACGTTCGACCTCTCTGAGCATATAAGAGTCAGAATCTAAGTATTTTAATATTTCTAAGGCAATTAAACGAGGATTTCCTTCTCCACAAGTGTAAACATCCACTGCTAAACAACCATTTTCTGGCCAAGTATGACATGAAACATGACTTTCTGACAATGCAATCACCACAGTACACCCTTGTGGCAAAAAACAATGTGAAAAAGTATTCAGAATGGTCATTTTTGCACGTTGAATGCCTTTAATCATGACGTTTTGTAGAGAATTTACGTCATTAATCAGATCAAAATCAACATCATACACCTCTAGGAGCAGGTGTTTGCCCATTGAAAACTGTTCCAACTCAATTTTTTCCAAAAAATTTATTTATTTCATAAAAAATGACCCAAATTGGGTCATTTAGTATTACTTTTATCCTTTACCCTGACCTCTGTACTTCTTACGTGCTCCATTGCGAGACGAAGCGGCGTATTTAGTTCCATTTCCGTCTCCTTGACGAGACTTTTTCGGTGGTCCAGGACTATAAGAACTATGCTTATTCAGTCCACCTTTTGCTTTTGCTGCCATATATTATCCTCCAGTAAAATTTCAGTTTCAATATCAGATGGATTTGGAGAACCTGTCTGATAATACTCAATTGACAGATCTTCCATAGTATCAAAGTACTCTTCCTCTGTGAGAGAAGTATAAATTCTTCTCCCTTTGCAGAGAATATTATACCGTTCGTTAGCCATTCTATCAGATAATTCTTGTTTTTTCGTGCCCAACTCTGATACGAGGGTCGCACCAGATTTCAAAGCCTGCTTCCTTAGCATCCAAACAGAAAGATACGTCTTCTCCACACATATCTTGAACATCACCAGATTCAAAGACTTGCATTTTAGGTGCAAACCAAGGATACTTCATTTCAGAGTGTTCAAAAACTCCGTGCTTAATTAGAAGCCATCCAAAACCTGTATAATCTACAGTGAAAGGTCTGCGACGCTTTGAGATACTTTCAAGTGTTTCATGATTCATGACACCGCCATTGTTGCGGAAATCATCTTCTTCCAACCAATGAGCAACAGAAGTTGTATGACCGTCTTCGGTGCAATACCAACCTGCAGCAATGTCCTTATCCATTAGAATAAGTTGCCAGAAATTTTCAGTGGTAAACACAATATCACTATCAATCCATAATTGATAATCATATTTTAATTTACCGTCCCAGGGAATTTGGTCAGGTCCTCGCAGAACATTCGCACCTAAGCACTTGCATCTTGCAAAGTTTACCATTGATGAATAATCTTGCGAGATTTGAATGTTTGCTCCGTTTTGTACAAGATCAAAACAAAGTTGTACAAAATTCTTCAAATAGGTGTAAGAAACACCACGTCCAGGAAGACAGAAAACAACTGACTTGCCTCTGATCATTTCCCTTGCTAGATTGTAGTCCCATTCTTCTTGTGATTTATTCACAACGGGGGCTTTTGCTTTAACTGTAAATCCTTTAGCCATAAAGATAAGTTGTTTACTTCAGTATCATACAATATTATGTAGCAGTTGTCAATCAGTCTCTATCTGATAGAATAACTTCATCACCTTCGAGCACAATTTTAATTTCGGTATCTTCATACCAAGAAAGTTCATTAATAATCTGTTCTGGAATTACGATATAATACTCTCCAGTAATTGGATCGACTTTAACGGGCTCGAAAATATCTCCGGAATTTTTTCTCATTTTTGTATAATATTCAACCTTTTGATAACATTATATATTCTCCGGAATTTTTTGATTAGAGAGATATTGAGAGGTCGATCTGGGTCGTTTATAGCTTATGGGGACCCATCGAATTTATAACGCGGTCGCGCTAGGGGGCGCGACGGACGGGGGCACTGCCCATCACGAACGACTGCCCCCCACGTGCTCACCCCAGGCGTTCTGCCAGGCGCTCACGGGCGGCGGCGATACGGTCGGCGCGGTACTGATCACGGGCACGGGTCATCACTGCCTCAAGGTCAGCGACCATCACCTTACCGATGCCGCCCACTGCGTTAAGGGTCAGACCAGCGCCGACGCAGCGATCACCCGAACCCTGAGAACGCCCACGCGATGTGAGGGTGTGGTCGCCATCGCCAGCACGAACAGTCTGCACACCCGCCGAAGTGCCATGGGACTGAGAGGAACGCATCCAGGTCTCACCCTTACGGGGACCGCGACGGGGAAGGCGGGTGATGGTGTAGGTCATGGGGTGGGGTGGTGAACTGAGAGAATTGTACAGGGTCAGGGGCAGGGGGTCAACCCCACTGCATCTGGCGAACGTCGTTGCGATGGGCAGCGGCGAACTGCCCCGCGATGATGGCAGTGGGCACACCCCAGCAGATGTAGGGGGCAGGGCGACCGTCTGCGTTCTTAGCGTTGGCGGAGGCGCTGACCCATTTGGTTTCGCGGGTCACCAGATCGGAGCAGATGGAGAGGGGGTAGATCATCGGTCGGGTGTCGGTTGCTTTGGAATTGTAAGGCACGAACGGGGCAGGGGTCAATACCCCAACCACACCAGGAACTCACCGCAATCGATCCGCTCCCCTTCCATGTGCCCATAGTCTGCCAGGAATTCGGGGATGAGGGAGTGGACCTCTGCTGCCTCGGTGGCAATGTGCCAGGCGATGGTGTCGTTGGCAGGATGGGAGCAATCCCAAAGGATGTCGGCAAAGGTGGTGCCGGGGGCGTAGAAGGAGAGCAGTTCGGAAGCAGTCATGGGTCCGTTGCGGTTGAGAGTATTGTAGCAGATCGGGGGGGTCAGCGCCACCCCAGGAAGGTGGCGGGGTTGCCATACTCCCCGATCACCATCCCATTTTGGCGGACCTCAGCGTACCCGTACTCTTCAGAGAGGGAGTAGCACAGATCCCAGGCACGGTCCTCATCACAGGTGTGGTTCTCCCAGGGAGCGGAGGGGCAGATCACGTCGTAGCGGGTCATGGGTCGTTTGCTTTGGTTCCCATAGTATAGACCCCCCAGCGGCGAACCGTGGGGGGTTGGTGGTCAGTGTCAGAACTGGATCGCTTCGAAGTGGGCAGCGGCATCCGCGATGTTATCCTGCTCAATCCCATCCACAAGGGTCTCCAGGATCTGCAGGATCTCATCCCCATTACGCCCACGGCGGAGCAGGGAGACGGCAAGGTTGCTGGTCATGAGTTCGTTTGTATCAGTGTGGTTTGGTGGGCGTCTTTCAGGGCGCACCCGTTCCCATTGTATCAGGCAGCGATCAGGATGTCATCCTCCCAGCGGGCGGCGCTCAGGACCTCATCATAGAGGTCATCGCCAAACAGCAGGTCAGCGATCTGATCCATCGTGGCGCTGATCTGGCGGTCCTCATCCGCTTTCAGGATAGCAGCGCGGCACTGGGCAGCGATCTCATCAATGCTGATAGCGCGATCGGTGGCGGGGTTGTAGCGCATGGGTCGGTTGCCTTTGGTTGACTTGAGAATTCTAAGGGGTCAGGGGGTCGGGTCTGACCCCCAGTGTGCCAGTGCCTCAGTCGGCATAGAGGGAGGTGAAGTCCTCCAGGAACTCCCGTGCCTCATCGCCTGACATGCGGGAGATCATCTCACGGGCGACGGTCTCCCAGGAGAAGTCGTCTGCCAGGTCAAAGATGGCGCACCGTGCCTCAGAGGCGGAGAGTTCGGCGGCGTTGATCTGAGCGTAGGTCATGGGGTTGGTTGAACTGAGATCAGTATAGAGGGTCAGGGGTGCTCAGTATGCCAGGAGTGTGCGGTTTGCCCACTGTCCACGGCTCAGGTCGCGGTTGAACAGCAGGGGCAGCATGTCACGGCGGCGGCAGGGATACCCGCCAACGCTGCCAGACTGCCACTTAACGATGGCGGTACGGGTCAGGGGCGACAGGATGATAGCATCGCAGGCGCTGCTGCCCTGGCAGTCAACGTTGATGAACACGGGCAGGTTGTCCAGGAGGAAGTTCAGCATGGTGGGGGGTTGTTTGCTGTTGAGAGTATTATAGGGGGTGGCGCCCCTCAGAACGCCACCAGTTGGTCCAGATCCCATTGTGGCACAGTCTGAACGGCGCCGCCGCAGTTCTTCCGCAGCCAGGCGTTGATGTGCTTGCTGGTGGTGGCGCTCCACTTGTGAGCGGTGCGGATCCACCCTTTGCCAGGCACAAGGGCGGCAACGGGGGTCACGTAGGAGAACAGGATGCAGGTCCCGTCTGCCAGTTGCACCTCGGTTTGGTTGCTGCCGATCTGTTGGACGATCATGGGGTTCGCTTGTGAACTGAGATCAGTATAAGGGGTCAGCGGGCGATCAGGTCGCCTGCAGTGTACAGTGCCTGAGCTGTCACATGGCGGACGGGACGGATCGGTTCCCATAGTAGCCAGAGCAGCAGAGCGGCAACAGTCAGGCGGAGCATGGTAGCACGGTGGAACTCAGGGGAGCGGGAACGGGTCAGGGCGTTGATCATGGTGCCAGGTGAGCAGGCGAACCACAGGAGCGGTAGAAGTCTACCATCCGCATCGCCTCATCATAGGTGGCGAACCATTGGGAGCGCCACTCACAGGCATTGTAGGGGACCTGGTAGCGGACTTCGTAGCGGGTCAGTGCCATGGGTCAGTTGAAAGACTTTGGGATGGGGTGCCGATCTCCCCTACAGCAAGTGAAGGATCTTACCCAGGACCTGACCCGATGGCGGGTGGTTTCGCTGGGAGGGTTCGCTTCTGAAAGTATTATAAGGGGTCAGGGGGGCAGGTCTAGGGTGTGGTTGCCAGTTAGTCAGGCGGCACACTGAAAGCGACCGTTGTTGAAGTTAGCGTTAGAAAAGACCTCACGATTGACCAGTTTGAACATACCAAACTCATTGGTCATGACATAACCTTCGGCATCAATTCGGTTGCCGTAGAGATAAGCGGCAGGACCATCATTGCGGCAGAGGAACAGGCAGTCATCTTTGATTGACTTCACAAGCGCCCACAAACGCAGCAGGTTAGCATCACAATCAAAGTCTTCGGGATTGACTTCTTCACCAGCACGAATGCAGGCGTTGATTTGCTGTTTGATCTTTGCTGCTTCCTTAACAGAAACAAACTCACAGGCAGTGGACATTTGACGGGCGAAATTGCAGACCTCTTCAACATCAGCGAACGAAGTCTGATTGTGTTGAATGTATGCATCAGGTTGCACAAACAGTACGCTATCCGTACTCTGCAGATTCACCATCAGAGGCAGTGCCCAACTGTCACGAAGATCGTCGTTTGCTTCATACACAGTGTGCGGAGCGATGATGATGTTCTGCG